TTTTACTTCTTCTGATTGACAAGGATGTTCAAATCCAAATTTCTCTAACATTGTCTTTTTTCTTTTCTTGTTAAATTCTTCATTATTTATTAAAGTGTCAACACCATATCTTTCTAACAGAGTTCTCTTTCTATTTTTATCGTTACACTTATTGCAAAGATATTCATTATCTAAAGATTTTCTTAGATATCTATTGTATGCAAAATAATGACTTTCCTTTTCTTCTCTGCATTTATCACATTTTATTAAAACTTTTTCGTGAGATGTTTTTGGTAAATGTTCAATAGGTATATTTATTATATCTTTCACTTTTATACCTGCATAACCTAATGATTCATAGTAGTGAATGTTTCCACCTTGTACTTTTAAAGATATTTGCGTAGTTAATAACATATTCTTTTTATTTGTATATATAAAAAAGAATATGTTCGTTTGCAATTATTTTAGTTATACTGTATTAATTATTATGTTTTGAGTAGTATTTACTCACGGTATAATTAAACCAATTTCTTATGATTAAGTTTGATTCTATACTATATATCAATAGTGTCTTCAATTGTTCCAAAAATGAATTTGTAGTTTCATTTTGAAACATTACTGGTGAAAATGCTGTTCTCATCAATCCTTCTTCATAATCAAAACCAGTTTCGATTTTATCATTTATATGTTTCAAGTCATATAATTCTTTTATTTGCATATCTTTTTCTATCATAAGTTAAATATTATATTTTTTTGTTTCTATTTCTATAACATTTGTTATTTCTTTAGATTTTTCAAATAATTCATAAAGATAATCTTGTAAAATATTTTTAACAATATATTCTTGATATTCAGCTAATTTATCTTTTTTGATAATATCACAATACACAGATTCCAATGTTTCATCATTCTTTTTATCTATATATGTTGATATTATTAGTTTAGCGTATTCCTCACCAATATCACTATCAAAATCTAATTCATATTTTTCAAATATTTTTATGTGTTTCATAAGTTAAATTTATTTGTGTTAATATATAATAATAAATTGGAGTATTCTTCAATTGAAAGTTTATAATAATCACCGCTTTCGTTTTGATCTAAATGTAATATATTAAGCATATTATTTTCATCAATATATGCATAATCAACATATACATCTTTTTTTATTCTTTTAATATCAATCAAATATTTGGTTATATCTCTTAATAAATTATCATAATTAGTAATTATTTCTTCTACTTCTACTTTAGTTAAATTTATTCCTTTTAGTAATGTTTGATATTCTTCTCCATTAAATTCATATAAGTCACCTCCATTATCATCTTCATCAACAAATTGAATATTTAATTCACCAGAACTTAGTTTATTATGAAGCCAAATATCTCCAATATGATCAAATATAATATCTTCATCATCTTCATCTTCAAATTTATAATCATCCAAATGAAATCTAATATAATTAAAAATTTTATCATATAAATACTCTTTTTGTGATATTATTTCTTTTATACTATCACTTTCTAATTTTTCATTTAATTGTAAAAATCTTTTAATTATCATTCAGTTAGTTTATTTTTCTTATCAGTCCAAATATAATAACCATTTGTTTCAGTTTCATATGTCATTTTACCTAATGTAGATATAACATTAATTGTAGTATCAAATGTTATTGTTTGCTGAAATGAATATTTCACTTTTTCTTTATCAATAAAAGATAATGGTTTCATCATAATACCAAAAACATTTAAAGAATCAGGTATATCACTATAAAATTCAGACATTGCAAATGTCACTAAATTTTCTCTGATATTTTCAATATCTTCTTTGTCAAAAATAAAGCATTTAAACACTACTTTTTCAGTACCTAGAATATCACCTGATACATCATTGATTTTATATAGATGTTTCTTCTTATCCATTAAATCAATGTATTGTTCATATGTTTTATAGTAATCTACAAGAATTTTAGTATATTTAGTAGTAGCTAATTTAATATTATAGAAAAAATCATCTAATTTAACATTTGGAATTTGAAATTCGTATATTGACATCCATTCTGTAAATTTTTTTATGTTATTTATTTCATTTATCATTTTATTTGTATTTATTTTTTAATTAAATTCAAAAAATTATTGTAGTCACCATCAGATAAATCCACTGATAATTCACCATATATTGAACTAATATTTAATATTTTTTCATCTTTTAATATTCTTATATCATATGAATTATTATTAACATTCAATTTTATAAAATATCTATCATTCAATTCAATCACAGGTATTTTAGATGTATCTTTTAGTTTTCTTAATATATTAATTATTAATATGTTATTTAATCTATTTGTCTCGTCATTATATTTTTTAATCCTATAATTAGACAATATACTTTTTAAAAATTTATATAAGAAAAAACCAATAGCAAATAATGTTATAGTTCCTGATATGCTTTCATTTATTGGTTCATATGAGTTAAATTCTTTAATATGTTTCATATTTTTATTTTGTTTATTTTTATATTCATCATCTTTAGTTTTTGCAATCATATCATCTAAAATATCATTCAATGTATTTTTTACTAGTTCTTTATATTCACTATCATCAGTTATTATATTAGAACCCTTGTGCTTAATATCATCTAAAATATCATTAATTCTCTTAGAATTTCTATAATATTTTTTTAGTGATGTAGGATTTGCACCTTTTTTTACATAAAAATTTATTATTGGATATAATTCTGTAAATATATCAGACTTTGCTTGTTTAATTAAATTAGATTTTTCCATATGTAACTATATATATTAATATTTATTTCGAAAAATAATTTTTATATATATTATTATGATAACTAATTTTAAAATGTTTGAAACAATAAATGAAAATAGTCCAGAAATTGGTGATTATGTGATTTGTAATGAAATTGATAGTGAGTTCGAAGATGAAATTAATTTGTTTATATCAAATAATGTTGGTGAATTTGTGAGGTATGATATTTATGATGCGAAATATCCATATTACATATATTATGAAAATGCTCCAGATAATTTGAAAGTGTATTTTTTTAATAATGCTAGAAATATGAGAATTGATGAGATATCGTATTGGAGTAAAAATAAAGAAGAATTAGAAATAATATTAAAATCAAAAAAATTTAACTTATGATAATAAAATTTAAAATATTTGAGAATAATACAAAAGATATTGAAATTGATGATTATGTTTTACTTAATATTAAAGGTCAATATATAGATTATAATGATTTTATAAATAATAATATTGGTGTTGTAGTTAGTAAAAATGATTATCGTGATTTAATTGAAGTTAGATATGTTGTTGATCCAGATGATTTTATAAAATATAAAAAATATTTCAGGTATCTTTCAACAGACAATGATTATTTTTCAAATATGTTTTTTTATTCTGATGTGGTTGAAATTGGAAAAACACCAGATGAAGTAATATTAAAAACTAATACAAAAAAATTTAACTTATGATAATAAAATTTAAAATATTCGAAAATAGTAATTCAACTCAGTTAATTACTCAATTTAAAAATGAAAAATTATTAAAAGATTTTTTAATTACAAATAAAGAATTTGCTAATGGTGATGTTCATCAAGGTATTATGGATGCTGCATACAAAGAATATAAAAGTAATACTCATGATGAATTTTTATCTACAGTAAAAACAAAATATGGATTAATACCATATTTTTGTGTGTTATTAGGTAATTATAATTATCAGGTTAGTAATGGTGGACATTTTCAATATTTTGATAATGGTTATGCTAGTAGTAATTCAAGAGGATTTGGAGGTAAATACACAAATATAGATAGACACGAGGAATTAATATTATTATTTAAAGAGCTGGATTTAGAAAATATATTAACTTTTGGTAAAAAAGCGTATGATGTCATATCAAGTTTTGATATAGATTGTGTTATAGATGAATATAATGAAGATAATG